ATCAATAATGGATGCGGTTGTTGACACTATCTCAAATGTGTTACCAACGTTAATCGAGAACCTATTGCCTACGTTGTTATCTGCATGTATAAAATTGGTAACTGCTTTAGTCAAGGCACTCCCGACAATAGTAAAGGTTATAACCAATGCTATTCCTATGGTCTTTAATATGCTGATTCCAGCGATTGTGGACAATCTGCCTATGTTAATAGATGCGGTTGTGGATTTATTTATGGGGTTGGCTACTGCTATTGCCGATAATGCTGATTTGATAGTTCAAGGAATAAAGACGGTTATTGAAACTGTCGTAAATGCTTTGACAGAACCAAATGTTATGAGTCAATTATTGGAGGTTGTAGTTACACTTATTGAGGCAGTAATTGTAGCACTTGCGGATGCAACACCAGATATTGTGGCACTTATACCTAAGATTATTGGAGCAATAGGAAAAGCAATCTATGACAACGGATTCACCATTTTATATGCTATTGGTCATATAATTGTTTCTATCGCAGAAAATCTTGTTGCTAGTATAGGCTCACTTATGGGACTTACTAAGGATGAGTTAAGCAAGGGCTTTATTGGACTTGTTTTAATTATACAAGAGGGACTTGACAAGGCGGTTGAATTCTTTTCTGAAACAGGTGAAAAAATCCTTAGTGGCGTTTCGGATGTTTGGAACGACATAAAGGAGTTCTTTTCTGGAGGAATGGACTCACTTGGAGATTTATTAAGTACTGGATTAGACAACGTGTTAGGTTTTTTTACCGATATTTGGGAAACCATAAAATCCGTTGTGAAGTCTGGTATTGATGCCGTTCTTGATATGTTTGACTTTGAATGGTCACTTCCAGAATTGAAACTGCCTCATATATCGGTAACAGGCGGTGAAGCCCCTTACGGAATTGGAGGTAAAGGTTCTTTACCTACGTTTGATATACAATGGTATGCTAAAGCCTATGATGATGCATACATGCTAAACGATGCTACAATTTTCGGTTCGTCTGGAGGTAGCCTGTTAGGAGGCGGTGAAAAGAGTGGCGGTGAGATGATTGTAGGCGAAGAGTATTTCCGTGAAGTCATGGCAGAGTCCGCATCTCGAATACAGATTCAGCCTATTGTAAAGGTTTATATCGCTGGAGAAGAGTTAGACAGTTATACAACAACATCTGACCAGAGAATAGCCCTTGTAGGAGGTGGAAGAGGATAATGGCACTTACAAACTATAAATTCGATTCAACCGTGATGCCGTTCACAAAGGATGAAACCGTTTCCAGAAATGACATCGAGAACGAGTCACAGACAGAGGGTGGTAAGACATTCGTTGAAGTGATTCGGGAGGATGTCTTTACTATGAAGGTATCTACCACTTGCCTGTCCTCTATGTTACAGACATATATGACATTCAAGAGAAAGGATTCATTCGTGCTGACGATTTATGACCCTTATACTGATGCCAATATGACAAGGACAGTAAGGATGAAAAACTTCTCGTATAAGAGGCTGGAGAAATCAGAATATCTGTCGGTAACCAAGGGTATCTATAAAGTATCTTTCAATCTGGAGGAATTTTAATGTATTCGGTATCACAAGACTATTTGGATAAGTTAAGTGCCGTAGGGCGAAAGAAGAGGGCGGTACAAGGCACAATCGGAGGTATAGCCTTTGATGAGGATGACATTGTGGCAAATAGCCTCAAGTACACATTTCAAGCAGTCGGAAATGCTGACATAAAACTAGGCGGTGTTTTTCTCGGACAGGTTACATTAACATTCACAAAAAACTTCGCAAGAAACGTAACAAGGGGTAACTGGAATGGTTTACCCCTCGTTTTGTCGATAGGGTTAAGGCTAGATAATGATTCCTATGAGTATGTACCTATCGGTAAATTTGCGGTTGCAGAGGCTAATCATACACTGGCTGGAGTGGAGTTGACCTTCTATGACAATATGCTTAAATTTGACAAGTCGCTCAATGTCAGCACAACGGCTGGTAGCATGTATTCCCTTGTAAAATTCTGTTGTGACCGTTGTGGAGTAGAGATGGGAATGACTAGAGAAGAGATTGAAGCAATGCCTAACGGAGATGAGGTCTTTTCTCTATATCCCGATAATGATATGTCAACCTACCGTGATTTCATCTCATGGATTGCCGTAACAATGTGTTCATTTGCAACCATGAACAGAGAAGGAAAGTTAGTATTCCGCACATGGTCGGACACACCTGTTTATACCTTTGGAATTGATGACCGCTTTTCTGGAGCATCGTTTTCAGACTTTGTTACTCGTTATACTGGACTGACTGTTGGTAATATTGCAGAGCAAAAAACAGAATATATTCATGTAGAACCAGATAATGGACTGACAATGAATATTGGTATGAACCCTCTTTTGCAGTATGGACTGGCTGAAACAAGATTGAGGCAAAGAATGAACATTCTTTCTGCACTTGGTAACTTTGAATATACACCATTTAGAGCCGTGTCATTTATCGACCCATTCATTGACTTAGGTGATGTGATTGTCTTTGAGGATGGAATGGCTGGAACATCAAGTACCTGTTGTGTAATGCGAATCGACTTTACCTACGGCAAGGGAGTAACCTTACAGGGATTCGGTAAAAATCCAGCATTGTTCGGTGCTCAAAGCAAAACGGATAAGGACATTTCTGGGCTGATGTCACAGTCAGAGGAAAATCAGATTGCTTTCCTTACGTTTACTAATGCAGATGAGATTGTCTTAAACTATTCTGAAAACGATGGCTTGCAAGACACGGCATTGGCAACATTCCAGTTGACTCCGATAAGAGATACTAACCTTGACATAAATACAAGAGTTATCTATTCGGACTTGATGACTGCAGAGGCTAACGAGCAGTTTGTTAAGACGATTAAGGCTATCCGTTATGAGTTAGACGGTGATGTCTTAGCAAGAGTACCTTATGAAGATACACCTTATTCTATCGTGGATAATCGATTGTTAGGACAAGAAAGAAATAATACAATTGAAGACTATCAAATATTACTTAATCTCAAGGCTGGGGAAAGGAAAAACCTTGTTGTATATCTTGAGTATGATGTCAACGGTACTGCGACAAACCAACAGGCTAAGTTGACTTTACCGTCTGGAGGTGTAAATATTACGGTAAGAGGACAGGGATTGCTGACAGAAGAGGCATGGGATGGACTAATTCAATTGGTGGACAATGTCCCATATGTTGCTATTTCTGGTTTGGGAATAGATAATATAGATGATGCGGTGTCGGTATCTTTGCAGATAGTCCAACATATTCAGTTGTCGGATGACCTTGATGAATTGAATGTTGAAGGGCTGGAGATAGTTGAAATTGTAGAAGACCTTGACATTACAATGGTAAGACCTACATTCAATACGGTTGATGAAACAGGCGAATACAATCTTGTTACTGAGGATGGATTGTATAATCTCGTAACAGAATAAAGGAGGCATTTATGGCAGAGGTAGATAAGAAATTATCAGAGTACACATCTTTTTCTGGGAGCATGACTGGAAACGAATTAGAGTTGATGGCAAGTGTAGACGAGCAATCATCGACAGGATATTCAAGCCGTAAGATAACATCTATCAATAAGGCAAAGGAATATCTTAATACGTTCTTGTTTCCGTTGCTATTGCAGACCGCATCTAAAAGCATTATTGGTGCAATAAATGAACTGGCTCAAGGTGGCGGTGCTATTCTCACAGGAACAACTGCTCCTAACGACAACCAAGGCTCTAATGGAAATTTATATGTTCAGTACACGGCTGGAACAGGAGGCGCATCTGACATTGTAAATGCCATGTTTGTAAAGTTAGATGATAAATGGTGTGAAATAAGTACGGGGGGTGGAACAAGTGGTACAACCCTTACAGATACTCTTGAGGCTGGAGAAACTTCTATAATCTTTGCTGATGCCTCCATTACTACTAACTCAAAGATTGAAGTATTGACCTCAGATATTACAGTACGCCCGACAGGGGCAACCGTAACGACAGGCTCTTTGACCTTGACTTTCACGGCGCAGGCAAGCGATATAACTGTAAGTGTGGAGGTATATTGATATGGCTTTATTTCGACAGACAGGGCTTATTTGCGAAGACTCGATTGTTCACGGCGATATGAACACAGTATTGAATAAGAAACTCGAAACAAGCGGTGTTGATTACCCTGCGAATTCGTGGGCAAAGAACGTAAACATCATGGCGGTTATGCCTACAAAGACGGCAAGTGGCTCTTTGCTTGCCATTTCCGATAGCGCAGACGATGTTCAACTCAAAAAAGGCAAATTCAATATTGACTATAACTCTAATGGTTTATCGTCAATGGCTATTACAAGGTGCGGAAAGAACTTAGCAAAAAATGTCATTTTTGCTTATAATCCCTATTCCTTAATGACGTTTGATAAGGCATATTCCCTTCCTGTTGGTACATATTGTTGTAGTATATCAAATGCTACAAATATGACTAGTTGGCGCTTTGGTTTCCGCTTGTTTGAGAATGACGGAACAACTATTTTGAACGGCATAACTAATGGCTATGTTTCATTAGCACCGAACGTTGGGTGGGGTGATACTTATAGCACCAACACAGTAATCATGGAATCCACCGACAGAACAGATACACAAATACTAATTTCTGTTCTTAAAGAATGTCTTATTGTTCCTTGTATTGCTTTTGGTGACGTATCTTCAAGCACAACCGTTGATTATCAACTTGAACTAGGCTCGACCGCCACCGCATATGAAGCATATGCAGGTGACACCTATCCTGTATCATTCGGTACGACTATTTACGGCGGTTACTTCGAAAGCGAAACAGGTGTGCTGACTTCGACAAAGGCAAGTGACGGAACAGACCTTGCTACCCCTGTTGAATATCAGTTATCTAAGGTTGATGTAATGCTGAAAGTGGGAGTAAACAACCTGTTCTGTACGACAGGAACAAGTGAGGTTGAATACTACACCGAAAGTAGCGGTGGAGGTGTAACGCCGATATTTGCCTCAACCGTTCTTGTTGATAATTCTGAGGCGGCAACATCGTTTACTCTTTCTGATGATTTCGAGGACTACGACTTTATCGCCGTGGAAATCACTTCGACTTCGTTGGGTACGATAAGGATAGTCACTTTACCAGAAGTGCTTACTGATATATTCACTTATTCATCGGGTAAGTGTTGTTTCGATTTTTGGAATAGCAACAACTACTGTTGTTATTCGCATAATGGGAGAACGTGGACTCGCACGAATAACAGATATACAAACATCACGAAAATCATCGGTTACAAGTGTACGAATGCTACTGTTAGTAAAACCACAGTTTATGCTAAACAGGCTATTACAGTTGGGGGTGGTGTAATCACATCACAGGATTCACTTTTTGATTACGACTATCTGTTCTTTGCCACATGTAGCGGAGATAATACTGAAACGCAACCTTGCAATACTCCGATTTCAATGGGACAAAAAGAAATCATGGAAGGTGCAACGTTTGTTGAAAACAAGTATAATCAACTTAATACTTTTACTATTACAGAAAACGCCGTTGACACATGGACGAATTGGTTTATGTGTGTTGGAGTTAGTTTTACATAAGGAGGTGGCTTATGAAAGCACGAATAATCAAGTCAAATAAAATAAAAAGAAATGACGGACTTGGTAAAATAAATACTGGAGTCCTAGAAATGCCTGTTATACACGGACACACAAAAGTTACCTTGAGAGATGCCAAAACAGGCGAAGTAGCAAAATGCATTGAAAAGGATAATCTTGTAACAAATGCGGTTGCTCAGATTTTCTTAAATAACCTTTTTGGAGGTCTGGACTATTCTAAAATTACACCTTTAAGAAAAATGTATGGGGGTGTAATGTGCTTTCAAGATGTCTTGACAGAGTTGGCATCAAATATCGTGCCTCCGAATGACTCCGTAAATAAACTGATTGCTCATGCTGGACAGACCGCTCACTCATCGGCATCAACTACAAGAGGAAATCCTAATGGCTCTCTGTCTGGAGTTATTCAGAATGGTAAGGGATATAAATTCGTGTGGGATTTTTCCTCAAGTCAAGGTAACGGTTCCATTGCATCCGTAGCACTTACTCATCAAACAGGTGGGGATGTTGGTCTTAAGCCAATAGAAGAATTGATAAACGAATCGTTGTATGAATTTAATACAAACAAGACAAAGGTTGAAATTGTAAATTCATCTACGGTACATTCAGATTTTGCTGAATTTTATAATGCGGTTATTTCTGCTG